AAGAGTAGTGGTGCCTCCTGCCGGACTTGAACCAGCACGCCTTATAGCCACAGATTTTAAGTCTGTTGTGTCTACCATTTCCACCAAGGAGGCTTACTACTAAATTGGTCGGAGTGGTAGGATTTGAACCTACGACCCTATCGTCCCAAACGATATGCGCTACCAAGCTGCGCCACACTCCGGTAATTGGCCTGCCCTCCAGGACTCGAACCTGGGACCTACAGCTTAGAAGGCTGTTGCTCTAATCCAACTGAGCTAAGGGCAGATAGCAATTAAATATTAAGCAGCTTCTAACATTGACATTGGTACTCTATAAATTTTACCAGATAAGTCAACTAAGCATTTTGATTGGTTGATTTTAGTAATCACACCAGGAGTTTTTTTAGTTTTCTGAACGACAAACACATTTTGTCCTACAGATAGTGAAGCCTTAGCATTCATAACTTTAACATCACTTATAAAACTAGAAAGTTCATTAAGTTCAGTTAAATTCAGTTGCTGTATGCCAGCTTTGATTAGTTGTATTTTATTCATAATATAGTCCTTTTGTTATTATTAAAGATAAAGAGGTCCAGTCCATCTGATAGCATAGTTACCAGTTAGTACATTACCTCTCGGTTGATTTAAAGCAGGTGCATTGTAACCAGCGGCTTTCAATACATCACCTTTTTTAAAATGTTTAAAATCAGTTTTACAGATGAAACAAAATACACCATTTTCTCTAATAACTTTAATGTATTTTTTTCCTTCTTTGATTGTGATTGAATTATCCCAAGCGTCTAATTGTTCTTGAGCATAATTAGATATTCCGTCACCACCTGAAGACCATCTAAAGTAATCTTCTTTGGCACCAGCCATCATATTTGATATTCCGTCTTTTAGTGTTTCGGCAGTTTTATTTACAGTAGTCATAGTTTAGTGTCCTTTTTTAGTGTTTATAAGTATATTATATCAGATTGATTCGCTTTTGGCAACCCTTTATTTGATTATTTTTGAATATAATGTCATAAAACCGGCAAATGACATAACTAAACCTATACTTGCAACAAATAACATCTCTGATAGAGTATTTGCAGTTTCCATACAAGCGCCGTCACAATCATTTGCTGAACCAGCCATCATCATTATACCAAATCCTAGTAATATAGAACCAATTATTGTTTTCATAGTGTTTTTCCTTTTGTTTTTCATTATGGATACATCCTACACTAGATAAATAGTAAAGTCAAGCACTAAATTCACTTTTTTTCAAAAAAATGCATAAAAAAACCCTTATAAATCAACGCTATTTAATATTTTTTGTTCTTACTTTGTTCTTTTTAGCGTCTGGATGCTCAAAAACTGTTAAAAATTGCAAAATTTCGCCAGATTATGAGCGAATCGGCGAATCAGTAGTAGAGAATTCACAAAATATAACTGAAACCGAATATAAGTCGGGAAAAATGACTTGTGATTTTTAATATAAATAGTACAAAAAGGAAATAACATGGAATATTGCAAAAATTGTGGGCATGAGTGTCATTGTGGAAGTCCATGTATGAGAAATCATACAGATGGCGATGGAAAACAAGTTACGATTGAATGTTGTAAACAATGTAGATGTGATACGCCAATTAACAAGTAGGTTTTATGGCAAAAATGAGATTATTTAAGTTTTGGAATGCAGATGGTGATGAAAAAGAAAAAGAAGCAATAAGTTTAAAGAAAGCCACCAAGTCAGTACAAGGTGATTTTAAAGACAAGATGATAAGTGTCGAGTATATTAGTAAAAAAGGCAAAGAGATGTGTCATTCTATTATTATACCGATAGGTAGAAAGTTAAGACAATCAATTTTACAAGAAAAAAGAAGAGAGGCCTTAAAAGCTAAAAATGCCAGCCGTTAGTAGAAAAGGTGATACAACTACAACAGGTCATGTTTGTACAGGTACAACTACTTTAGATACACCAGGACAAGGTACTTGTTTTGCAAATAGTATATTGATTGCAAGACAAACTGACCCTACTGTATCACACATACATCCACCCTTACCAGCGTGTCCACCACATGTAGCAAATGTTAATGTTGGTTCGCCGAATGTATTTGTAGAGAGTAAGGCTATCGCAAGAATAGGCGATAGCACAGACTCAGGTGCTTTAGTTAATGGTTCTGGTAATGTTTTTGCAAACGGTTAGAAAAACCTTATAAATATTACCGTAATGGCAATATACGATTCACAAACAAAAAGCAAAAGCACAAGAAATTCCAGACCATTTAGGGATATTGACTTGGACTTTAATAGAAACGCAGTTACTAATGATGTGAATGTGGTAGAAGATGTCGTAGCTGTCAAAAGGTCAGTTAGAAATTTAATTCAAACTAACTTTTATGAGAGACCATTTCATCCAGAATTAGGGTGTGGTATTAGAGAGTTGTTATTTGAAAACTTTACACCTATGACAAGGGTTTTTCTACAGAGAAAAATAGAAGAAGTTTTAATTAACTATGAACCAAGAATACAATTACAAAATGTTTCTGTGGATGATGACCAAGATAAAAATAGATTAGTTGTAGATATTTATTTTTATGTTGTTGGTGTATCAGGTCCACAACAAGTACAAACATTTTTACAAAGGGTAAGATAATAAATGTCAACCATTCAACATAAGTTAGTAGTTTCTGATTTCGATTTTGACGCAATCAAACTAAACTTAAAATCCTTTTTACAAGGACAAAAACAATTTCAAGACTACGACTTTGAAGGTAGTTCATTAAATATTCTTTTAGATATTTTATCTTACAATACTCACTATCTAGCTTATCTTGCTAACATGGCAACAAATGAGTTATATCTTGATAGTGCTGATATAAGAAATAATATTGTATCATTAGCAAAGATGATTGGTTACACACCATCATCACCAAGAGCGCCTATGGCGTCAATTGATGTTACATTAAATAATGCTTCAGGCACAAGTGTTACCATGAATAAAGGTACTGTCTTTACTACAAGTGTTGATGATATTTCTTATCAGTATGTAACAAACTCGGATGTTACAATTACACCTTCAGCCGGTATTTACAAATTCAATGGTGTGTCTATTTACGAGGGTACTCTAGTAACATTTAAATATACAGCCGATATCACAGATGTTGACCAAAGGTTTATCATACCAAGTGCTAGAGCTGATACTTCTACATTATTAGTAAAAGTTCAAAACAGTTCAAGTGACACAACAACAGAAACATATTCATTAGCAGGTGGTTACAATAATGTAACAGGTGAATCAAAAGTTTATTATATACAAGAAGGCCAAGACGGCAAATACGAAATTTATTTTGGTGATGGTGTAAACGGTAAATCATTAGCAGATGGTAATATTGTTATACTAGAATACATTGTTACAAATATTGAAGATTCAAATGGAGCAAGTTCATTTACTTTATCAGGAAATATTGGTGGATTTACTAATGCTACTATTTCTACAGTATCATCTTCTCAAGGTGGTGCAGCTGGTGAAACAGATGAATCAATTAGATTAAATGCACCATTAAATTATGCAGCTCAAGAGAGAGCTGTTACAACAACTGATTATGAAACTTTGGTAAAACAAATTTATCCTAATGCCTTGTCAGTAAGTGCATGGGGTGGTGAAGATGACGAAACGCCAAGATATGGTATCGTAAAGATTGGTATTAAGGCAGCTTCAGGTTCAACACTTACAGAAACAACTAAACAAGATATTGTCAATAAACTTAAACCATATAATGTAGCTTCAGTATCTCCTCAAATTGTGGATCCAGAAACTACTTCGGTATTGTTAACATCAACAGTAAAATATAATACCTCAACAACAACTAAATCAAATGATACATTGAAATCAGAAATTATTACTGCTATTACAAATTATAATACAAATACACTACAAAAGTTTGATTCAATATATCGACACTCTAAATTAACAGGAATAATTGACAATGTTGATAATAGTATTCTATCTAACATTACAACTGTAAAAATTAGAAAATCATTTACACCTACTTTAGGTTCATCACAAAAATATAATGTTTACTTTAGAAATGCTGTATTCAATCCACACACAGGACATAATATGGCTGCTGGTGGTATTTTATCTTCTACTGGTTTTAAAGTTACAGGTAGTGACTTTGAAATGTTTTTAGATGATGATGGTTCAGGTAATGTAAGAAGATATTATCTATCATCTGGTATTAGAACATATGCCAATGAATCACAAGGTACAATTAATTATGCTACAGGAGATATTACATTGAATTCTTTAAATGTTGCTTCTATTTCAAATATTAGAGCTGCTACTTCAACAGTTGTTGAAATTACTATTACACCAGATTCAAATGATGTTGTTCCTGTAAGAGACCAAATAGTAGAAATAGATGTATCGAATTCGGGAATTACGGTTACAGCAGACACATTTGTGGGAGGCTCAGCTGACGCTGGTGTGGGCTACACAACAACATCAAGTTATTAATGACCAATGGCAAAATTTAATGATAAAATTTCAACGATACTTAACAGCCAACTACCAGAATTTGTTGTCGCTGACCACCC